AAGTTGTGGGTGAAGATTATGAGATTGTTCACAAGGATAAGAGTCTTCGTGTAAGAGGTAACGTCAAAGTCTTTGTTGACGGAGATGCATCACTCTATGTGCGTGGTGACATGGATGCACAAGTTGATGAGAACCTCAAGTTCAATGTCGGAAAGAATATTGACTTCCATGCTGGCCAGAACATTCGTATGTTTGCCAATCAATCAATTGAAGCAACAGCACAGACTACCGCAAACATTACTTCGGTAGGGAACATGCATCTTCAGACTTCGGCAAACCTAAAGGTAAATGTCGGAGGCGATTACTCATCTAATATCAAAGGTAACGTTTCTCTTGTCGCAGACGGAACAGGTTCACATACCTACACTGGAACTTATACATTAGGTTCTACTGCTGCGATGCAGATTGATACTGCCGCAACACTGAAGGTTGGTTCTGGTGGTGCAATGGATATTGATGGTTCTACTGTTGATATCAATACTAACGGAAGAAGTGCAGTAACGATTGAACCTGCTACGGACTTGGTATTCCTTGACACTGGAACACTGGATACTGGTATTAAGGCATGGAGTATTGAAGAAGACGAATATGACACAGATGGATTCGCACCTACCATTGACGCACCTAAGAGTGCAGAGGTTTTGGATGCACAACCATTTGTTCCATTGACAGATGATGATGAGTTCCATGCAAACGATGATGAACCATTGGGTGAAGATGAGATTCGTGCTGCGGTAACGAATGGACAGATACGTCCATCGTCTATGTCGGATTATTCATTCAATGCATTAGAAGGAAGTTACACATTGCAGAATGCTACTAGGGGTGTTATCGCACAACCTAGAATTCCTCAAGATGATAGGGGTGACCATACAACTTCGGACAACCCATACATCTCTGAACCAGAAGCAGGAAACACTTCTGTATCACCAAACCCAACTGACCCATCTAACTATAACCCAGATGGAACATTCATTGGTGGTATCAACTATCGTCTACAGGTTTCACCTAACTTCAAGTTGCGTGATATCTCAAGTAGTGCGGTGGTTACTAAGAATCGTATTGTCCATAATCAACATGGACTTACGGAACAACAGATTATCGACAACCTATCACTTCTTGCAAACAATGTTCTTGAACCAATCAAGGCACAGTATCCTAGTATGTTTGTCACCTCGGCATTCAGAAGAGGTAACGGAAGAAGTCAACACGAAAGAGGACAGGCTGCTGATATGCAATTCAGTGGTGTCGCAAAATCTGATTACTTGGATATTGCAACTTGGATTCGTGAGAACGTTCCTCATGACCAATTGATTCTAGAATTTAAGAATACAGGAACAGGACTTCCTTGGATTCATATCTCATGTAAAGAGTCGGGCAACCGTGACATGATATTCACTATGTGGAATCATGGAAGATATGGAGACATGGGTAGGTTCTATCAACTTGCATAGGAGAGAGTATGCCTGCGGTATCAAGAGTTGGTGACAGTTTATCTACTGGACATGCTTGCACTGGTTCAACAACTATCGCAAGTTCAAACACAGATGGAACTGTAAAAGCAAATGGGATTAATATAATTGTGGTGGGAGCTCCAACAGTATCCCATCCCTTTCCTCCAGCACCCCCATGTGCTCCTCATGTTGCAAACCTAAATGCTGGTTCTTCTACAGTATCCATTAATGGAATTGCTGTAGGGAGAGTCGGTGACAGTGCAGATGCTGGAGCAATGACTTCGGGTTCTGGTGACGTAACAGTCGGGTAATCTGTATAAATAGTTCTAGGAGAATATAAATGTCAGTTAATCCCACAGCATTCTACGATGCATCTGGAACAAACAATTCAAGCAGAAGTTCTAAAGTATATAAGGACTTCAACCTGTCTTTTGCTCGTCACCCTGTAACTGGTGACATTGCAACTTTGTCTGATGCAGAAGCAGTAAAGAGAAGTGTTCGTAATTTGGTGAACACTAACTTTGGGGAACGTCCATTCCATCCAGAGATTGGTTCTGATATTCGTGCTGCATTGTTTGAACCCATCTCACCTATTGTCGCAAACTTGTTGACTAGACATGTAGAGGATGTAATTAATAACTTTGAACCAAGAGCAGAACTATCAAACGTAACTTGTTCTGGTAACATCGACAACGGTGTGTATGAGGTATCAATTGAATTTTATATTGTAAACGCAGAAGAACCACTACAGACAGTGGATATGTTTTTAGAGAGACTAAGATAAGATGGCAACAAAATTACAAGTCACAGAGTTGGACTTTGATGATATCAAGAACAACTTAAAAACCTACATGAAGAACCAAGAGGAGTTCAAGGATTATAACTTTGAAGGTTCTGCACTATCTACACTTGTAGATTTACTTTCATACAATACTCACTATCTTGCTATGAATGCAAATCTTGCTGTGAACGAATCATTCCTAGACACTGCTACTCTACGTTCTTCTGTCGTCTCTCATGCAAAGACTCTAGGTTACACTCCTCGTTCTGCAAGAGCTCCTATCGCATATCTAGATGTTACTGTTAATGTCAATGCTGCAAACGTTCCTTCTGTTACAATGGCAAAGGGAACTAAATTCTCTACACAACTAGACGGAACGACATATAGTTTTACAACAAATCAGGCATTGACAACAACACCATCTAATGGTATACTAAGATTTAGTAACGTCCCTGTCTATGAGGGAAGTCTTGTCACAACTAAGTATACGGTTGACTCTGCAAACCCAGACAAGAAGTATCTTCTTACTAGTGACAGAGCAGACACAACCACACTCAAGGTTTCGGTGCAGACTTCTGTTGCTGATGCAACAATAGAAACATATTCTCTTGCAACAGATATCACACAAGTAAACGCAACAAGTAAATCATTCTTCTTGCAAGAATCAGATGACGGTAAGTTTGAAGTTTACTTTGGTGACGGAGTGGTTGGTGCAAAACCAGTTGATGGTAATATTGTTATTCTAGAATATGTGGTTACCAACAAAGGTAAAGCAAATGGTGCAAACAGTTTCAGTGGGACTACGGTTGGTGGATACTCTGATATTGTAATTGCAACTCTTGTTGCTGCACAGGGTGGTGCAGAACCAGAAACCATTCAGTCAATTAAATACAATGCACCTTTGGACTTTGCATCTCAAGGCCGTGCGGTAACTACAGATGACTATAAACTTCTTGTTCCTCAAGTTTATGCAGACGCCAAGTCTGTTCAGATTTGGGGTGGGGAAGATAACAACCCTCCAATCTATGGACAGGTTTATATTTCACTTCAAACAAATTCTGGTATTACTCTAACACAGTCACAGAAAGATACGATTGCTCGTTCACTCGACAGATACAATATTGCTTCTGTTCGTCCTATCTTTGTTGACCCTCAGTCTTTGAAACTTAGACTGACAACAAACTTTAAATTCAATTCTAACGTAACCACAAAGTCAGTGGGCGATTTGGAATCGCTGGTTAGAACAAGTTTGTCTAATTACTCTGACTCTGACTTGGAGAAGTTTGATGGCATCTTTAGATTCTCAAAAGTTTCCAAACTAATTGATGACACAGACCCATCTATACTTTCAAACATCACAACAGTTAAGATTCAAAAATCATTTACTGCAACATTAAACACTGCAACCAAATATGTAATTGATTTTACAAACGCACTATATCATCCACATGCTGGACACAATGCAATGATGGGTGGTATTACAGTATCCTCTGGTTTCACTATCGTAGGAAATTCAAACACAATGTATTTGAATGATGATGGTAATGGTATTCTTAGAATGTATTACTTGGTTGGTGGAACTACAAGAACATATGTAGATGAGAATGTTGGAACGATTGATTATAATACTGGTGTGGTTACATTGAACTCACTGAACGTTGCGTCAACCGTAAATTCAAATAATACAATTGATATTATTCTACTCCCCAAATCAAATGATGTGGTTGCGGTTCGTAACCAACTGCTAGAGATTGATTTGGCGAACACAACAATTACTGGTGGGGTTGATACAATTACTTCGGGCGGTTCTTCTGCTGGAACAAACTATACAACATCATCGTCTTATTAAGGTAACAATTAATGGCAGACACACTAAAGAATAAGGTCTCTCCCCATATTCAAACTCAACTGCCTGAGTTTGTTCAGTCAGACCATCCACTCTTCTCTCTGTTTCTCAAGTATTACTATGAGTTTCTGGAAGCGGGTGAGCTTGTCTTGTCTGGTTCAAATGATTATGTTATTGAAGAGACCCTTACTACAAACTATATTCTAAGTGAAGATGATGAGAAGGTTGTTCTTGAATCATCTGCTGGAAAGTTTGTTGCTGGAGAAAATGTTGTTGGACAAACAACAGGGTTCTCTGCTCGTGTTCTGGTTGATGACTTCGATGACAACAACAGACTCTTTGTTACCTCCCAACAAAAGTTTCAAACTGGTGAGACAATTGTAGGACAAACCTCTGGTGCAACATCTACAGTTGTATCCTATCGTGGTAATCCTGTTCAAAACATTCAACAACTTCTACAGTTTGCTGATGTAGATAATACTGTCTATGAATTCCTTGATAAGTTTAGAGATGCCTTTATGGACTCTCTTCCTAATACTCTTGCAGACGGACTGTCTAAAAGAAAACTTCTCAAGAACATTAAGGACATGTATGCCGCAAAGGGAACGGAGAACGGACACAAACTATTCTTCAGAATTCTCTTTGATGAAGAAGCAACGATTATCTATCCTCGTGATAATATGCTTCGTGTGTCTGATGGTCAGTGGTCAACAGATAAAGTTATTCGTATTGTAGAAACAGGAACTTCAGACTTTAATACTGCGGTGGGACAAACGGTTACTGGGCAAACGTCTGGTGCAACCGCCATCATTGGAACAGTTATTAAATTTAGAGAAGGTGCAACTCAGATTGCAGAATTAAATCTGGACGCAAACTCTGTTACTGGAACATTTATTTCTGGTGAACTTGTTACCACAACAGATACTACACTCGACTTAGAAATTTCTGGAACAGTTAAGAGTATTGTTACTGGGGCAAACGTAACAACTCGTGGTGCATACTATTCTTTCAATAAACCAGTTTACGTCACTGAAGGTGGTGGTAGTTCTGCAACGGCTCGTGTTGAGTCTGCTGGTGCTGGTTCTGTTGATGAGATAATGATTGAAGATGGTGGTAGTGGATACTCAGTTGGAGACAATCTTGTATTTGATATCACAAACACTGAAGGTAAAGATGTAGTTGCAAAGGTTGCTGTTGTTGGTGGTTCATTCCTTTTAGAACCCCTTACATCTCCAGACCAAATTATTACAGAAGATGGTGATGCACTTGTTACTGAAGATACTCAGTATATAACAAAAGAACAAACCGTTGGTGAACTTGACAATCTTCTTTTAGAGAATGGTGATACTATTATTCTTGAAGAAGAAACCTTCAATGACTTGGGACTGTCTTCTGAAATTGGTGAGATTACAAAAGTTAAGATGGTGAATAAAGGTAATGGATTTACCTCACTCCCTACTGTAACTGTTTCTCCATCGTCCTCTGGTTCTGGTGCAAGTCTTTATGCAATGTCAACCATCAATCCAATGATTGGACATGTTGAGGGTGTTGCAATTACAAACTTTGGTTTGGAATATTCTTCAACTCCTAAACTTACACTTAACAGAAATCTATTAGTAAAGAATGTTTCTGGAACATTGACTGCTGGTGATACTTTAACAAGTCAAAGTGGAACGGTAGTAAACTTCAATCCAGACACTAATATACTTGAAGTCCAATCCTCTGTATCGTTTAATAGAGGGGATGAAATTACAACAGTGACAGGTGCGACTGCAACCGTTCACCAAGCAGACTTTGCAGAAGCAACTGCTGAGATTGGAACTGTTGGAACAACGGTTGGTGATTTTATTTCTGATAGAGGTAAGGTCTCTGTAGACGCAATGCGTATTCAAGACTCATTCTATTATCAAGATTACTCATACGTTGTTCGTATTGGAGAATCAATTAACCAGTGGAGAGAATCGGTAAGACGTTCTGTTCACCCTGCTGGTTGGAACGTATTTGGTGAGGTGTCTTTTGCAACTCAAGTGAATGCATCTATTCAAGTTCCTGCTGCTGGTTCGGTTCGTGGGTTCACTGGTGACACTGAAACGTTCTCTCCAGAACTTGCATCTACATTCACTAACTTGTTCACTACTATCTTTGGTAGACGTATCGGAACGACAACCGATTCAACTCCAAGAGTAAGTGCTAACGTTGGTGTTGCACAACCAAGTGACTTGACAAGTGGACAAAGAGATGTTACATTAACATCTGAAGTCTTTGTAAGAATGAAGACTGCAAGAGGGTCTCATACCTCAGGCCCAACTTTGGATAATCTTGCAAAGTATGCCTTCGCAGTTCATCCTACCACAACCTCAGAGTTTATTGCAAACTATCCAGACCCAGCCTCTCGTAGACAAACCACAGGGGATAACTTCTCTCGTGACCAGTATACGATTGACCAATGGGGGACATACAGAATTAATCAAGTATCAGAATCAGATGGTTCTGGTGGATATCGTATTCCTTCAGATGCATTTACTACTAAGGTAAATGTCATGCCTCCTTCAGAGATTTATATTGACAGGAGTGCAGAGATTAATGCATTTGATAATACTTTCATTACCTTTGATGATGGGGTAGAAAGGTTCGATGAGGAAGGGACTCCAAGGGAAACGCCAGGGTCACTATATACTTCCTTTGATGAACAGACAGCAACCAGTTTTGATGAAACTGGGCCAAAATTTGACTTAGGTGTTTAGGAAAAGTCTTATAAATAACTATAGAATATTAGGGGAAACTTTAAATGGCATATCAATCAATAGGAAGAGGTTCTGCTGCGAATGACGGCACTGGTGATGACCTACGCACAGGAGCCGGTAAAGTCAATGATAACTTCGTAGAAGTCTACACCTATCTTGGTGATGGTTCTACCCTATCAT